AATAAAATAGCAAAGTTATTGTTAGAGATAAATGGAAAAGAATTAACAGACGAATCACTCATACCACCTGTAGAAATTTTACCTTATGACCTAGAAAAAGTATTTAATACTGGAACTTTAGGATTGAATCTTGGTCTTATAGATGATGAATGGATATGGAGTAGGTATATGCCAGAATTGTCAAACAGAGAAAAAGAGAAAATAAGAAACTTTTTTGCAAGTAGGCAAGATTTGACAGAGGACAATACAAACGTAAATAATAATGCTTTACAAACAAAAGCAATAGGAAATAAAGAACAGTTAAATACTAGCAAGGAGGATATAGATGGAAAAGTTACAAAATCATAAATTTTATTATCTTAATGAGGAGATAGAGGAAAAAGAAGAAGAGGTAATCGAAAAGAAAGAGGAAAAGATAGACGTAGCAACACTTGTATCTGAGGAGGTTAGAAAAACCTTAGAGCAATTAAACATAAAAGAACAGATTAAATTAGCTTTAGGCGAGGCAATGGAGATTAAAAAAGAGGTCAAAGAAGAAATAAAGCCTAATAAAATTGAAGATTCCATTGAGTCAATTAAGAAAAAATTAGAACTACAAGAGCAAGAAGCTATTGCATCTAAAAAAGAAGAAGTAGTCAGAAAGTACGGAATTGACATGGAAGATATAGAGAATTTCAAAGATGTTGCTTCTGTTGAGAAGTTAATCGAAAAAGTGTCCTCTAAGGCTAAGGAAAGACTAATCAAGGATGATGGGTATATCAAAAAAGATGATAGAGATAAAATAGCAAAAGCTATGCTAACTCTGAACGAATCAGAAGAATACATCAAACTTGAGGATAAGAAAAAATCTGAAACATTATCAACGTTCAGAAATTTATTTAAAAAAAAATAATATAGGAGGTAGAAATGGCTAAGCTAAGTATAATTTCAGTTTCACATGAAGCTGGTTGGTTTGAAGGTGTTATGGGACAAGGTATACCTATCGTGTCTGCTGTAGCACTAGAAAGAGGTGAGGTAGTTACTGCTGGAGGTGCAAAAGCATCGTCTGCGGATGGTACTCTTCCACCTGTAGGATATGTTGGATTCGCAACAGGAGAGTATGCTAAAGTTGATGCAAATCAAACTTTCAGAGCAGTTAGAGATGCACTTGTGTATATGGACACTGCAAAAGCTCCAGGAACACCAATTTATCTGTCTGATACAGCAGGAGAGCTTTCAGATGTCGCTGGTACAGTTAAGTATGTTGTTGGTTATTATGTTGCTGATTCAGTAGCCAATAAGTCTTTATCTAACATGGCTTGTCTTGTAATAAGACCGCTAATTAATGCGTAATTAAAATACATTGAATAAGGAGGAATAAATGGCATTTAAATATTCATTATCACACAGAGTATTAGAAGATTTAACAGCAGATGCTCCAGTGATGCAAGAACTAGGTATGGCAACATTTAATGATCTACAAGCGTGGTTTGAGGCTTTAGATTTATTCGAAAAGATAGACGTAATGATGATTGCAATAAATAACCTTGAAACTCTAGACCCACTATTCTCAATGGTAACTAGAAGAGGTTCGGATGCAACTCATGTAGAAATGTACTCAAGAGCAAGCTTCAAAAAAGGTGCATGGGACACAATGGGTAAATCATTCAAACCTATACTACAAGAATTTACTATTCCATATGACGACTACGATTGTGCTGTGGAAGTAGACAGAAAAATGTTTAAGAAAAATAAAGAAATGATAGTAGATAAAATCATATCAGATGTTTATGATGCTTATAAGAAATTACTAAGAGGGTTAGCTTTAGATGCACTTATCACACTACCTACAGATGAATCAAAGCACACACCTTCATTTTGGAGAGACACTTCTGCATTTGCTACAGCTAACCAACTAGTTCCATATCCAAATGGGCTTAAAACATTCACTAATGCTGAAACTCACTACATCGGTAAGACAGCAATGGATGACCAAATCATCAAAGAAATAACTAAAAAAGTAAGATCGAAAGGTTACGGTAGAAATGGACTCGTAGTTGTTGCCAATGAAAATACTTGGTCTAACTATGAAGATCAATTCACGTATGATGAAGTTAGAAAGAATGAGCTTATTGAAGTTTCTAGTGAGTTTGCTCCAAAAATTGGTAGCACGACTTATGTAACAATACCAGAAACTGATTTTCCAGATAACTATGTTCTTTGCTTTGACCCTACAGTATTCTTCTTATATCACAAAGAAGCAGAAAAGGAAGATATGAGAGGACTTATCAGAGAGTTTAACAACTTTGAAGTAGTTAGAACAAACAATAGAGCCGAATTTATGGTATATGAAACAGGAATGGGTATAGTTGAAAAAGGTGCAGGTGCAGTAATGTACATCGGTAATGCAACTTACCAAAATCCAGACCTATCTACAATACTAGGCTAACATAATAAGGGGAGGAGTTTTCTCCTTCCCTAATTTTTAGGAGGATATATGGCAAGAAAAGATGACCTTATTGCAGAGGCTACTAAACTAGGTATAGAAATGGATGGTAGTGAAACTATTGCAATATTAGAAGAAAAAATAAAGGCGACAGAAGAGGATGTTGCCAATCTCCCCTTTGAAATATTGGTAGATAAGATTGGTGAATTTCAGTCTGAGATAGATAAAAAAGAATCTAGAAATAAAACTCTAGAGCAATTAAATAAGAATAGAAGTGCTGAAATAGAAGTTATAAAAAAGAAAACTGTACTAAAGCAATCAGATGAAGAGAAGTCTGAAATAAAAGAAAAGAATAAAATAATCAATGAAAATAATAGACAAATATCTAAGAATATGTCTGAAATAATGGATTTGAAATCTAAAATTGATGAGTTGGATAGAGAAAGGTCTTTAAGAATTCCAGAGATAGTAAATTCGTATGCTATTGAATATATAAAGGCTAAGTGTTCGAAAGAATATATTTGTGATGAAATAATCTCAAAAATAACTGAACTTAGAGAAGAGCAAGAGAGATTGGAATTGATAGAAATAGAAAAGAGGAATGAATTAAATTCCGTCTTAGCTAAATACAATGTAGGGGATATCTCTGCTGATATGCTTAGATTAGAAGCTGACTTAGATATTAACAAATCTAATTTAAGTCAAAAGTTAAGAAGTTATGTTAGAGCCTACTCTAAGAAGATAACTCAATTTAGAAAAAAAGTATAGGAGGTGTTAAATGGCTAGGACTGTTGAAGAGATACAGTTGAATATTGAAGAAATAAAAATAGCAATAGCCTCTCCATTACAAAGTGTAAAGATAGATGACATGCAAAAGACCTTCAAAGGTGCAACTGAGCTATATGAGGCTCTGAGGATGCTAGAAAGGGAATTGTTAGAGGTCGAAACTGGAGAAAAGCCTAAGAAGTTTTTTTCTAGTAAAAGGCGTGGGTTTAATGGATAGTGTTACAGTTGAGATTACAGATGACCAAAGCAAGTTAAACGAAATATTAGCTATGGGAGATATTGTTGAAATTGAAATAGCCACAGGGTTGTTTAGAGATTTAGACCCCGAAGCTACTCTAAAGGGAATTTATAATGAATTGCCTAATCCTAGAGTGCCATCAAGACCATTTGTAGAACCTACCTATATTGACAATGAGAAATGGATGCAAAGACAAGTCATTGCTAACTTAAAAAGAGGGAATGACCCTAATATATTCATGGTAGATATGATGAATCAGATGGTAGACAAAATCAAACATAGAATTAATATGGGTAGATTTGTAAAGCTTGCAGATTCTACGATTGCTAAAAAGGGTCATGCTTTACCACTCAAAGACACTATGGAAATGTATAACGCTATCAAATCTAGGAGGTTGAAATAATGGAATTTAATATGGCAACTTTACTAGATGAGACTAAGGTTGGATATACTATATATAGAAGTTCTCAATCAATAGTAAGCGGTATCCCTGTCAATGTAGATTCAAGTTTCACCACATATTTAACTGTTACCAATGCAAAAAAAGAAGATATGGATAGTGTTGGAATTGGAAATTCATTGGGAGGATTATTAAAAATTAGAATATTAGACAAAGAGGAAAATCAAATTGGGATTGGAGACAAGTTTGACTTTGATGGTGATAGATATGAAATCACTAGAAAAAGACCATACCAAAATGGACTGACCGACTTTAGAATATTCTATGCTGGACTAGAGGTGAGTTAATGATAGATATAAATGAACTTAGCGTAAACTTTTACAATGAATTAGTAGACAAGGTTGGAATTTCAGACACTCAAATATTAGCCGAACACACCCTTTATAGTATAAAACAAGAAAATCTATCCTTTCCTAGAATCATTCATGGCGTAGTGGGTTATTCTGATAATGAATATAATTATGCAAGTGATTATGAGTATAGGGATGACTTAGACCTTTTAGAAAGACAAATTGAGATCATTCCTAGAGTTGTATATAGATTTAGTATATTTGCAGACAAAGATTCATCTTCTAAAATTTTCAATACAATTAATAAGATTCATAGATATTATTCTAATGATTATATAAAGCATTTAAATGGTGACATAGAAGTGGTGAGTTTATCTAGAATATTTCAAAGTATGATTGAAGAAAATGACAGAGCTGTGGTTGGTTGGTATTTCTCTATAGACTTCAACACTAGTGACATATTAATCTCTCAAACAGATTATGCAACTTCGATTGATGGAATAAACTTAAATATAAATAATTAATAAGGGAGGAATAAATGGCAGAAATAATCAAAATCAGTTTTGAGGATAGAACTACAGCTATTAGCCAAGTTGGTCTAAACAAAATACTGGTGTTTACGAAAGAAAAAGACATTGCCTATTCTGAGGGTGATGAAATGGCAACATTCTCATCTCTAGTATCATCGGATGAGGCTTATAAATCCATATCAGCTATTTTAGCACAAGAAAGTCAAACTGTAGCACTATTCGGAGATTTAGAAACTTTAGATGTAGCAGGCTCTTTAGATACAGTAGCAGGAAGAGATTTCTTCTTTGTAGTACCTGTAGGGTTTACAACAGCAGAACTTATCTCAATCTCAACTTGGTGTGCTTCTAATGATAGAATGTGTATATGTACACCTGCATACGACACTACTGTAGCAAATATAATATCAATGGCTCAAGGCATGGCTACAGAAAATACAGGAGTGTTTGCTCATAGAGGAACTGAGGCTAGGGCACAAGTATATCTAGCGAGTGGAATTTGTGGTTTAATGGCTCCAAAAGATGCAGGTTCGGCTACATGGGCTTTAAAAACTCCAGATACTATAGTTGTGAATGAATACGATGGGGCAGACGAAACTTTACTACTAGCAGATTCTGTTAATATATTCACAGAAGAGTATGGTAGAGGTATAACTCAACAAGGAACTGCTACAAATGGTGGCTACCTTGATATAACTAGAGCTAAATACTGGCTAAAATATAGACTTCAAGAAGAGCTTGCACTTCTATTTATGAATAGAGATAAAGTTCCATTTACTGCTATAGGACAAGGGTTGATTGCAAATGCAATCCAAACTGTCATAAATGTGGCGGACACTATGGGAATTCTAGTAGCGGAAGAAACTACTATAACAGTTCCATCGCCAGACGACCTTTTAACTAATGACAAAGCAAACAGAAAGTGGACTGGAATAGAAGTGGATGCGACTATACAGGGAGCTGTTCATAGCGTAGAAATCAGCTTTATACTATCGTTATAATCAATGAATACAACAAGTAATGGAGGTGTTTTAAAAATTGGCTAAAAATTATAATCCAAAAGAGATACTTTGCATAGTGAGTGGGTTACAAATAGAGGGATTCGGAACTGACACATTCGTAGAGTGTGCATTTGTAGAAGATAAGAACACATTGACAGTTTCAAATGATGGAATGGGAACTTTTAACGAAAATCCAAATGAAAGTGGAACTATAAAGTTTACATTAATGCACAACTCGGATTCAGTTGAAGTTTTAAGTGCATTGGCATTACAAAATAAAATACCATACGAGATTGCAATATTTGACCCCAATACATTAAATGGTAAAGCATTGGGAATAAATTGTAAACTAAAGAAAAAGCCAGACTTCACTAGAGCAAAAGAAGTCGGAACGGTAGAGTTTGAATACATATGTGAAAAACTAAGAATGTATTAAAAAGGATGGAGGATATATAGAATATGGGAGTAGTTGCAAAATTAAAACTTAATGAGAAAAAGTATATGGACTTCATGGTGGGTACAAGCGAGCTTGCCATGAGAATCCCATCTACAAGAGAAATAATTAAAATGGAATCAAAAAATACAACTCTAGATGGTGGAGTAGACATAGCTGGATATATAGGGGATATATGCAAGCTTATAATACCTCAAAATGATATAAACAGCATCTGCAAAGTCCCATCTGAAATAGATATTGCAATAGGTGAAAGAAATATTACACTCAAAGGAATAACAGCAGAAAAGTCTTTACAAATAATAGCTGAGTCGGCTAAGATTGAAAAAGACCCAAAAGATCCTTCAAATGTAATTCTAAGGCCTAATACAGAGGGTATGATAGACTCTATACTGGCTCTTTCAGAAGAGAAAATAGATATAGATGATCTAAAGTATAAAGAAGTTATGCAGATACCAGATCTCTTTCAAGAGAAGATTGAGGTGAGTACACTTATGGATGTGTACAACTTCTTTCAAGAAAATTTCCAAGCCTAAGTATACCTTAAAAAATGGTTATGGTCAAGAGATTATTGATATTGATAGGTATAAGCACAATCTCAACAATTCACCAGAGGAATTGATTATATATAGAGTTGGGGAGGCGTTTGGTTTAGACAAAGCTAATGAAATGTCTCCCGATGAATTATATGAAGCCTTTGCATACATATTAATAACAAATGATAATAAGACAACAGAATAAAGGGCAGAGATGCCCTTATTTTTTTAGAATAAAGGTGGTGAGTTATGGCAGAAACTATAAGAGACTTGGCATTTAAGGTAAGTTTGAATATGAATTTAGCTGGTCTTAAAAGTGCCAATAGTCAAGTTACTAACTTTAGAAATAATGTAACGAATATGGTTAGAAATGTTAGTAAGAATGTCAATATGGTTAATCAAAATTTAAATAGCATAAGAACTTTCAAAGCAGTAAGTAGAATAAATAAGATAGGCGAGGCTATCGACAAAGTTAAAGCCAAATCCAAAGAGTCTGGAGTTGGAATGGCTAGTGCTCATGGAAGTGGCGTAGACCCTGCCTTTAAAGGTAAGAAAGGTAATGCAGTATATGGAACTTCCCCATACGGTTATCAAGTAAATAGACTAAATGCAATGGTGTTGACATCTACTAGACTTGTTGTAGCAGGAATACATGGATTACAGCTTAAATCACTTCAATCTAAAGCTCAATCTTTAAAGTTGGATAAGGATATATTGTCAAACTTGACTAGGCAAAAGTCTGAACGTAAAGCTATGATCTCAAACCTTAAAGAAATACGGGATTTGCTAGGAAAGGCAAAATATAATGCTCTAGGCGGTGCAAAAGGTTTAGCAAATATGGCAAAGTCTGCTATTAGTTTATTTGCAACGATGAGAATGGTTAGAGGTTTATTTGGTGTGGCTAATAAGTCTATTGATGAATATGAATATAAATTAGAAGGGCTTACCAGACAGGAAACATTCTTTGCTACTGCATTGAAATTTAGAGAAAAAACTGTGCAAGGTATGGCTAAGAGTGGTGCTAAAAGTTTTGATGAATTTAAACAAGCTAGTGCCAATTCTCTAGCAGAAGCGAGAAAAAATATCCAAGCTGTAACACAAGAAGGTGTTATATCTTCTAGGGCATTAGGCTTAGCTGTGGGTCAATTAGCCTCATTCCAAATTGATACAGATGCTTGGTTTGGTGGGGAAAAAGGCAGAGCAAACTTAGAATCAATAGCTGACTTAGCTTCGGCTGTATATGGTCCTAAAGCAACAAAAGGTAATATGATAAATATAGCTAACATGATTGGTAAGGCAGATGCACTAAGTTTATTTGGGCAGATGCAAAGATGGGGGATCGTCCTTACGGACGCACAAAAGAAAATTATTAAGACAGGAAATGAAACAGAACGTCTAGGTGCTATCATGGAAGGATTAGAACAAAACGTAGGCGGATTAAATAAAGCTATGGGTAAAACTGTAAGTGGTGCTTATTATAAGCAATTAAATAAATATAATGAGCTTATGGCAGATTTGGGCGAAACTGCAATGAGAATTAAAACTGCATTTCTAAAACTTTATATTGCAATTTTTCCTCTCATAAGTGGCCCTATTGAAATACTAGGCCCTATACTAGCTGTAATTTCCGATGGTGTTGCGACTTTCTTTAATGCCATAAACAAATTAAATCCAGAACTATTAAAAATATTAGGAACTATTCTTGCAATGAGAGTTGCAATGCCAATGCTAGGAACTCTATTTAATGGACTGCTAGGCCCTATATTGAACATGGTAGGGTTGGGAAATGTATTCACAAAGCAAGGTATGACTAAGATTGCATCGACTATGAACGGAGGAGTCCTTGCTATGTTTATTCCATTCAAAAAATGGTTTGGTAAAATGCCTAAATTTATGAAAACTGGATTTGCTAAGATGTTGACACCTTTCAGATGGTTCTTTGGGGCTATTGGTAAAGTGTTAGCACTCTTTGGAATACAAGTCAACACAGCCTTTTGGCCAATCACAATAGCAGTATTGGCTATAGGATTAATAGTACAAGACTTATGGACTGTATTTCATGGTGGAAAGGGTATTACAGGTGGGTTAGTAAAGCAATTAAAAATATTATGGAAATCTACTAAGACTATTAGGGAAGAATTTATGAAGTTATTTAATGCAATAGGTGGGATGGATACTGTTAAAAATGTGTTTGCAGCATCAATGACAGCAATAATGTCCCCTATAATAATCACCATAAAAGCTATAGAATTGTTGATATGGACAATCAATAAGATGGTCGAAGGTGCAAAATGGCTGAGTGAGAGGTTTGGTGGAAAAAATAAAGGTATGCACATAGTCCATGATTTAAATGCAAGTCCTATGTATCAAGGTTCTGCTTTTAATATGGGTAGACCGAAGCCAACAAGTGCAAGTAGTAGTGAAGTTAAAAATTCTAAAGGTTTTAATAATTATTATGTAACTCAACATATAGATGGGACTACAATAAAAGGAACTTACATTGACAAGAAAGCACTCAAAAAAGATATAGTTGAGGCAAACAATAAAAGTGTAAATAGAACTCTAGACTTAGCCTTTATCTCAGAGGGAGGGATGATATGATAACCTTAAAAGCATACCAAAAAGATAGTGAAGGATTATCTTCTTCACTCATTTCCACCCTCTATTTGAGAGGTGTGAAAAGTTTGAATGTAGAAAGGCAAGCTAAAGCTTCAACTAGAAGGTCTGAGGTTGGATATGAATATACAGATAATATGAGCTTGCAATCAAATAAAGTTGCAATAAGTGGCTATGTTTCTGATATAAATAAAGATGATAATGGAAATTGGACAGCAGAAGAATCATATATAGATGGAATAGAGAATAGCCTCATATCTATATATGAAAATAAATACTTTTGTGATGTATATGATGGCAAACGTGGAAAGGTTTATTCAAATTATATAATACTAGACCTAAGCATATCTGAAAAATCTGAATCTACTAAAGGTTTTGAGTTTTCTATGAACTTGCAAGAGGTTAGATTTAGCACAATAGGAATAACAAAATACATAGTGAATACAGAAAAAGGTGGCCCATATTCTAGTGGAAATAATAAAAGTGGTTCTACTAAAGATGGCAAAACTATGGATGGGAAGACTTCTATCGCTGGTACTGCTGTTGGTGGCTCGGAAGGATTTCTCGGAAAATTTATTGTGGGGAGTAGTGATTAAATGTACTATTTTGATTTTGGAGATACAGACAATTTAGAATTAGAATCAATTAAAAAAACCTTCACAACAGAAAGTGGCGTTACCCTCATATTGGAAATCTTTTATAACAATACTACAGGACACTTATATTTGAATGTATATAATGAAGATGGGGAGTCTGTGGCATTAGGGATAAAGTTGGTACAAGAGATTGATTTGTTTGCAAAATTTGCATATCTATTTAGCTCTGATATATATGCAATGATTCTCCCTAGCACATCTGACTACGAATATGAGGAAGTTACTATAGATAACTTCAATAGTGGGGTGAAATTATTCTATTATGAAAGCGTATAATCATATAAGAAAGATAGAAACTGATACTAGACTATTAATAAGCTATCAAGATTTTGATATAAATTTTAATTGTCAATTTTCTGCTGACAGCACATCTAACCAATGCACAATAGATTTGTACAACATCTCCAAATCGTCATTGGCTTATCTAAAGAATTGCAAATCTCTAACAATAGAGGCAGGATATGATGGATTTAGTGGTTATGTGTTTATCGGTAAAGTTGATGGCTTAACAGTAGAAAAGGAAGATGGGGGAGATGTTGTAACTAAGTTGCAATGCACCCCCGATGCAACATCATGGAATAGAAATTTTATATCTAAATCATATGCACAGAGAGTTTCTTATGCCTACGTTGCTGAGGATATAATTAAGACTGCTGGATGGAATGTAGGAAATTTATCTTTTCTAAACAGAACAGATGGAGTTCCTTATAGATATATAGGTGGTAAGTATTTCCGAAAACCTGCTAGGGAATGCCTAGAAGAAATAGCAAAAGATGCAGGGTTAGTATTACACTTTAGCAACAATAGTGTGTATATGTACCCTAAAAACCAATTAGGCTATGAAGCTATTGTGGTATCTGCAACAGATGGTAGCTTGATTGACTCCCCTACAGAAGAAAAATCAGAGGAGGAGGATACTAAGAAATATAAGATCAAAACTGTGCTTAGATATGATTATGCAGAAGGTAGGCATATAATAGTGCAAGGCTCTGACTATATAGATGAGTCCGAATATACAATAGTTTCTGGTAGTCATGTGGCTTCTGACAATGAGATGTACTCAGAATTGATAATAGAGCAATCAAAAAGCACAACATTCGAGGTGTCTAATATATATGATAGCGAACATCATGTGACAGGGAGGTAGTTATGACAAACATTGAAGCTAGAAAGATAATACAGTTAATAGATGCAAAGATAAGCAAAGCTTTGAGGGATGTCCACACTACAGCTCTTGGTAAGATAATATCATATGATGCCACGACTATGAGGGCAGAGGTGCAACTCTTAGAAAGTATAGAATTTAATGGGGTGCATTATGCCTCGCCTATCATACCTAATTGCCTAGTATCTTATGAAAGAACGGGAGATTTCTATATTAGAATCCCATACAAAGTTGGAGATAAGGTTATAGTGGGCTTTTGTGAGTCCTCTATAGATAATGTATCTTACTATGGACAGGCTCAAAATCAAAGTGTGTATAGGAGGCACTCAGAGGATGATGCTATTGTATTAAGTGGTTGGAGAGCAGATGTAGAGTCAAAATTGTCTAGTGATAACACAGGGGATTATTTAATATATAATACAGCAAATAATTCTAAGATTGTATTTAAGGCAAGCGGTGAAGTTGAGATAAATAATGGAACTAGCGTGGTGATAGGTACAGATGGCACTATAACTACAAATGCTACAACTATTAATGCAACCAACGCCACTATAACTTGCACAGAGGCTGAAATAGGTGGCATACCCTTTACGACTCACACACATTTATATACCCATGCAAGTCCCGATGACGGTACTACAAAGCCACCACAATAAGGAGGTAATATGAGAGGATTGCAAGCTTTCTTCGATTCTGATGGTAATATGGATATTTACCTAGAGAATGGTAGGGGTGTAATAATAAAAGATGATGACGAAATGATACAGGCTTTAAAATATGAATTAGAATCAAACTTGGGGCAATGGTATC